CCCGGTTGGGATTGTCGCTGAAGTTCGTCACGATGATGACGCAGCGGTACCGATACTCGAAGCTCATCGCCGCGCCGTAGCGCGCCGCCAGCTTGCCCTTGTCGATGAAGACGGCGAGCTGGTCCGGATCCGTCGCGAGCGACGGGTTGGAGGCCACTAGGGCGCGGCGGAGACTTTCGTGCTTCTGCATCGCAGCCTAGTGATGCTTCTTCTTCGGCTTCGCCTGCAGGCCGAGGCGCCAATTATCCAGCCATTCAAGGCGCCGATTCGCCTCGGCGAGCGAGCCGTCGTAATCCTTCAGAACCTGGGCGGTCTCGGCGTCGCTATTGCAGAGGCGGGTCGACGCGAAGCTGCACGGGGTCGTGGCCGGCGGAATCGCCGGCTTGGGAACCTGCTGGCTTCGCTCCTCCGCGAAGGTTTGGAGCCTCAGGCGCTCCCTCATCCCGCAAGCCGTCAAGCACGGACTGAGAAGCAGGGCCAGCGCTGCCGTTTGCAGCAACGGGGAAGGCAGCAATCGCATCGGTCATCCTTTCGTCGAGTGCATGGGCCCGAGCGCGGTTACGGCTTTCGACCTGCCGGTCGGCCGTGTCGGCGCCGCGTTCGGCCGAGAGGGTTTGTTCCAGGACCTGGCCGGTGATCTTCTCCTCGTGGCGCTCGATGACGCCGCGATCGTGGAACCAGAAGAAGAGCTTGGCGCCGCCGATGATCGTGCCGAACAGAAGCGGCGCGCCGATCGCAACGAAGGCGGCGATCGCCAGCCGCTTCGACGCGGCCGCCCCTACGCCCTTCTTGACCAGCCAGCCGGCCAGGAGCGGAATCATGACCCTTGCCTCGGGACGAGGACCGCCACGGTGCCGGCAGCGATTCCGAGATAGTTCAGCGGCGCCGGCAGCTCCTTGGCGGAGCCGATCGCCCCGACGACGCCGGTCCAGGTCGAAGCCTCGAAAGCCCGTCCGTAGACATAGGCCGCGGCGATCTTGGCGTGGGCCCAGACGTGGGCCAGGTAGCTGGTGACTCTGTTCATCGTGCGACCTCGTTCATGCAGATCCGTGATTCCTTGGCGCGGCGCTTCACCAGGCCGGGGAGCACCTGCCCCCTGGCGGTGATGATGCCGTGGACGTGCTTGCGGACCGGACGGCCGTTCACCGTCACGGTGACGTCGTAATAGGGCCCGAGCGCCAGGCAGCCGCCCCGGAAGTCGCCGACCCGGAATCGATCGGCGGCAAGCGAATGGCAGAATCGGGCCGGCCCGTAATTGTACGCGCCGCTGATCGCGGCATAGCTGGCAAAGGGGTGGCCCCGCAGCTGAGGGACGCAGCGATAGACGGGGACCGCGTGGCGGTAGAGCTGCTTGGCGAGGCTCTCCGCACATTCCTCCTTCGTGTAGCGCCGACCGACGACGACGTTCTCGGTGTCGCCCATGCACTTGGTCGGGATTTTCACCGGGTCGAGATAGCCCCGATAGACGGTGCCCTCGTCTTCCGGAACGTGCTGGTTGAGGAGGGCCGCGCCGCTGCCGCCGACGAGGGCGACGAGGGCGAGGGCATAGCCGGCCTTGGGAGCCGCTCGTTTTTGCTGCTGCTGGTTCATCGTATCTCCGATCGAGAAGAAGAAGGGTCGAGCTCGTTGTCGTTGGCGGCCGCTTTGACGCCGCCCGCGGCGACGTCGGCCGCCTTGTCGAGGACGCGGTCGCGAATGGCCCAGGGCAGGCCGGCCAAGGCCTGGGCCGCATTGCTGATGAAGCCCGGCGTCGCCTCGTAGGCGACCATCGCGAAGACGAAGCTGATCGCCTGGGCGACGAAGGGACTTGGCTGGAAGATCGCGTTGAGCGCGCCGCCGACGAAGTAGGAGACGCAGATCCCGACCGTCATCTGGATCAGGCGCTCGCTATAGGTGAGGCCCCGCTTGAAGGCCTGCGACACGGCCGCGCCGATCGCGGCCGGGCCCAGGGCGGAGCCGGCGGTCGAGACGGTCTCGATGACCTCGGAGGGAAGGTGAGGGCTCGGCATCGTCAATCCCAGAGCTGAGCGACGGGGGGCTCCGCCGGCGTTGCGGCCGCGGCCGGCAGGGTGACGAGGAGACCCTCAGGCAAAAGCGGCCCGCGGGCGGCCAGGCCCCGGTTGGCTTCGAGGACCGGCTCGACGGCCGAGGTGCCAAGGACCCGCCACGTCAGGGCGTCGACGGTTTCGCCGGCGCGCGCCGGCTCGATCAGCGCGGCGGCCATCAGATCAGCTCCACCGTCGTCCGAGTCACCCCGAGGATGTCCCGGATCGAGTAGAGGGCGTTGCGGCGATACTCGTCGGCCGACAGAGCCCGCTGCTCAGCTCGGTCGCTGCCGTCCTTCGTAGCCGTAACGTCGCGGTAGGTTTCCACGAGCTCGGCCATGACCAGGTTGAAGACCGCTCTCCGGTAGCGCCCGACATGAGCCGGCTCGAAGTTGATGATCGTGTCCGGATCGACGGCCTCGAGGGAGGCCGCGCCGGCGGCCTCCCAGGTCGCGCGCCAGGCCCGAAGTTCCCGCCCGACCTGGTCCTGGGCGGCGAACACCGCTTCGGCCAGGCGCGCTTCGGTGACGGTCTCGGTGACCCGCATGACGTCGCGCAGCTGCGCCGGGTCCGTGGCAGGATACCAGCCATCGTGCTCGAGCAGCTGCGCCGGCGAGCTCGGGGGTGCCGGCGGCGTTGGGGTAGGGACGGCGACGAAGGTCATCAGGCGCAGGCCGCCGACCAGGGGTCGGCCGAGAGAACGGTGACGCTGCCCCCGTCGATGGCCAGAATCTTGACGCTGGCCAACCCGTGGGCGACCAGGTGCTCCTTCAGGCCCTCGATGGCGCGTTGCATCTCACCGGGCTCGGCCGCGGTCGTCTTCGTGACGACAAGAACGTCCTGCGGCTGCAAGCGGAGGCGGCGAACGTCGATGTCTTCGGTCATTCCCGCCTCCCGGTTGGTTCGCCCCGCGGCTAGCGGGGGGTGGGGAAGAGCAGATCTGGGGTAACGGCTCTTGCGAGCCGCCTTCGATCGGCTTTCCGCCCCCCGAGCGCCGCGGGGCGAGCTGGTGGACGGCGCGGAGGATCCGCGCCGCAAAGTCATTCCTGGCCGGCCTCGAGCTTGGCGATCGCTCGCTCGACCTTGCCGATTTCCTTTTTGACGCCGACGCTGCCGCTGAGGGCGACGGCGCGTCGGAAGTGGCGCAAGGCCGCCTCGAGAGCGCCGCGCTTGCCGCCGGCCGGGCCGTTCCCGTCGTCGACCTCGGCCATGCGGACCAGCTGCAGGCCCATGGCCTTCTTCAGTTTGGCCCGAGCCTGGTCGGGCATGTCGTGGCCGTCGGTGAGCGCGTCGACACGGTTGAGGATGTCGAGCGGAAAGGGTTCGCCCTGCCCGAGTTGCTTGATTGCAGCCTCGGCGATGTTCTCAGCGATCACGGTTGCGGCCGAGCTATTGAAGCGCTCGGGCAGGGCGATGTTGTAGCGGAGCACATACTCCGCGAGCGGAAGCGCCTCCTCGAATTGGCCGACGTCGATCCGCCAGATCATGACGTGGGTTAGGATGTCGTCCTGGACGCCGCCGTTGCCGGCGGCCGCGGCGTCGAGGACGCCGGCAACCCAATCGGCATAGGAGGGGAGGAGCTCGCGCTTCAGGGCGATCTTCCCCTCGATCGACTGAATCTCCTTCAGCCGGCGGCGGTCGACGCCCAGGCGGGCGCGCTGAAGCTCATATTCCGTCGCCTCGGCGCCGGCGGGACGCGCCGGCGCCGCGACGGCCATCGTCGCCGCGATTGCTGCGAGCATTCGAGTGCGGTGACGACGGGCGAGGCTGGTCATGTGGAGGTTCCGGTTGTCAGGAGCGGGTGGCGGGCCGGAGGCTTACGGAGCCTCCGGCGCCGGCGCCGGGCCCATGACGATGTTCTCGACCAGGGCGACGAGCTCGTAATCCTCGACCACGTAGGCCTCGTTCACGCTCTCGTAGTTGGCGATCTGGTCGAAGTCGGGCTCGTCGCGGACGAGACGGCGCCGGCTGCTCGCCTGGTTGTAGATCGAGAGGTTGTCGAGCCGGGTGATGAGCAGCGCGTTGGCCGGGAAGAAGGGCACCCGGACCGCCGGAAGGCCGCCGATCTGCTTGCTCGAGCTGAGGATGCGGTCGCGCGCCTCCATCTGCATGGCCGTGTCGCCAGCCGCGTTGATGATGTTGAAATACTTGTCGTGGACCAGGTCGCGGCCGACCACGACGACCAGGTCGGTGTCGTCGCGATTCCACTCCGCCATCAGCTCGATCGCGTCGAAGACCAGCGCGTCGAGGTTGACATAGTCGGCGAGGCCGGTCGCGTTGACGTAGATCGCCTTGACGTGATCCTCGGCCGCCGGGTCGCCGCTGTTCTCGCCGTCGCTGAGGACGACGATCGCGGACGAGCCGAAGAAGCCGATGTTCACGGTCGAGTCCTCGCGCTCGAGCGCCTCCCGGTCGATCTTGAGCGGCTTCCCCGCGATCGCGCTCAGCGAGGTGAAGATGCCCTGGCCGAGCGAGGTTCCGCCGCCGATGGAGAGGCGCTTGATCGCGGCGATCGCGTCGGC